CTCCCAGTACCCCCCCCCGCCTGTTGGGGTTAAGACGATGCCGCGCAGACGCGAGAAATTTTTAATATTAATTAGCGCTATCAAGGTTATCAACACCAACAATGCCAGCAGCAAAAAGCCAACGCGAATTAGCCCGCCAGATCGGCGTATCGCAACCATCTGTTGCAAAGCTAGTTAAGCACGCCGATTGGCCGGTGAGGCGGAAAGCGCCGTGGCGTTCGTCTGACGTGGACATCATCAAGCGTTGGCGGAAATCGCTAAACGGCAACCACGACGACTCAATGACGACGCTTTCAAGCGCCAAGAAAAAAGTCGACATCATGCTTGCCAGCGAGCGGATGAAAAATGAGCGGATAAAGCGTGAGATCACCGAAGGCCAGTATGTTCGCCGCGAGCTCATGGATGGTGCACTTGGCGGCATGGCAGCGGTGTTTGTGGGGTTGCTCGATGAGTTGGTGGCAACGTGTCCCGAGCGGATGGCGGGTAAGTCAGCTGGCCAAATTAAGAAAGAATTTACTATCTTGATCGATCACAGCCGAAACCGGCTGGTCGAAAAGGGCGAATATGAGCTATTGAAGCTTAACGAGCTGGTGGCCCAGCTGGCACACTCACACCGTGGCAGACCCACGATTGGCAGTAAATGAACGCGTTTCAAATGCCATTGGTTGTTCGAAAGAGGCTTACACCGCCGCTTAGAATGTCGGTGTCTGATTGGGTAACGCAATTACCTTTCACCATTGCCGAGGTCGGGGCGGCCCGGCCAGGTCCATACGATCTTGCATGGACACCTTGGTGGCGTGAACCGATGGACGCGTGGGGCGATCCTGAGGTAAGGCACATCAACATTGTGGCGTCTGCCCAAACTGGTAAAACGCAGCTTGGCAACGCGTGCGTGGCATATACCGCCGCCGTGGACCCTGGCAACATGCTTTACGTTCGGCCAACGGAAAGCGACGTGGCTGAGGCGTTTCGCGACCGTTTTAAACCCATGATTGAAGCTAATTTGAGGGATTTGGTGCCAATTCGTGGCGAATGGATGAAAATAACGGACAATCCGGTGATCGTTTTGGCGTCAATGTTGATCTATGGCGCTGCGGCCAGCATTGAAAGACAGCTAACCAGCCGTACCACGCCAAAGATCATTTACGACGAAACCGATTCGGCCGGTGATGCCGCCAACCTTTTGGGTAATATTCTCGACGTTATCGACGAAAGACAAATGGCAATCAGCGCCATGCGGTCGATTACCATGGGGATGAGTACGCCACGGCTGGAAACCGGGTCGAATTACAACGCGTATGAGACAGCGAGCGACCGGAGAAGGTATTGCGAGCCGTGCCCGCTTTGTGGCTGGTTTCAGGCGTTAAAGATGTCGTCGATCAAGTCGATTGACGGAGAGCGTGACCCCTTAGTGATACGCCGGGAACGTCTTGGGCATTACCAGTGTTCTAGCTGCAAGGGGATGATTCACCAAGACCATCAAGGCTGGATGAGTGATCGTGGCATATGGGTGCCGCATTGCCAAAAGGTAGCCACCCGCTTGCCGCTTGACGATGACGATATCAGGGATCATCAATCTCTCGCGATCGCGGACAAAGCCATTCGGTGGGAGCCCAGATTATCGGGAGAACCACCCAACAACCCACACCGTGGCTATCACGTTTGGCGTGCCAACACAAAGTTTGATCAATGCAACTGGTCGAACATCTTGGCACGGTTCTTTGAGGTTAACAAAACCAAAGATCCAGCTAAATTACAGGTGTTTTTAAACAACTGGCTTGCTCAACCGTGGAAAGAATCCACGCCACCGGCCGACGAGGACATGATATCAAAGCGGATCGGGGCTTACCCTTCGCGTAATGTCCCGGCACGGGCCAAGGTCATACTAGGCGCGGTGGACGTTCAAAAAGATTGCATCTGGTTTGGGTTCCGTGCATTCGGTGCAAACCAAAGAAGCTGGCTTATTCAATATGGCACAATCGAGGTTTCAAATCAGAACTACGCCGCCACCTTTGACGCCGTCTATAAGATGGCATTTAAAACCGGTTGGCCCATCATGCAATCGTCTTCGGACATGATGCGTGCATACGCGATTGCGGTGGATTCGGGGTATCGCACCGATGAGGTTTATGAGTTTGCACGGCGCGAGTGTGTTATTGCTACGCGTGGCCAAGACGTTGCTGTTTACCGGGTTCGTGCCAGCGTGGTCGAAGGCAAAGCCACCGGCAAGCCGTTGACGCTATACAACAACAACACCAAGGTTTTTAAAGACCGTCTGCAACGGCTTATCAGAACGGGCAACGGTGACGTCGGGGAGTGGAATCTACACAGTGGCACCACGCAAGAGTACATCGGCCATCTGGCCGCCGAGCACCTAATATCCAAGACCAAGGGGTCGAAAATCAAGGTGTGGAAGCCCAAGACAGAGGGCAAGCCAAACCATATGCTAGACGTTGAGGCGATGATATTGGGGCTTGGCGAAGCACTAGAACAACGCCGCGAAATCAGCTTAATGGCGATCGAAGATACTGACCCACAATACGGCGTTTTCACGCGTGGCCAAGACCCATTAGAACCACCTCCACAAGAAAACAAGCCAGCGCCGAAGGCACCGCCACAGCTGGACGGTAACTGGATCGAAGACGGCGGCCCCTAACCGGTGCTTGCGTCACGGTTTTGTGGTGATATACTTCACGCGTCACCGTTCGGTGGCTACGCTGTCTGCGCAAGCGGATGGTCTATATGTCAAATACAGACACAGAACGGCTTGAGGAAATACGGCTTGCGATCGATTCGTTGATCAGCGGCCGGACGGCGTCTTATGGCGTGAACGGCCGTCAAGTGACCAGATTAAATCTCAAAGAGCTTTACGAGATTGAATCGAATATGGTTGCGCGGATCGCGGCGGCAACCGGTGGCACAACGTTTAGCGTCGCCGTTATAGGGAGTACAGGCTAGTGTTTTTAATCACTGGTTTACTTTCTAGCGCTTCGCGTGCACTTGGCTTTGCCCGAGAGGGTTTTCGGGTGATCGACCCCTTGGCGGTGGCACGCGATGACCTTGAACTGCAACGCACATTATGCGCCACCCAAGAGGTTAGGGTTAGGGCGTCTGTGGCAGCACGTCAGGCGACCATGCTGGCCGGTTACGATGGGGCCAAGACCGATAGGCGTGATCGAGACTGGCGGCCACCAACCGCCAGCGCCGACGACTTTGTGATACCAGACGGGCCCATGCTCAATGCGCGGGTGCGGCAAATGTGCCGTGATAACCCGCTTGCAAGCTCAATCAAGCGTAGTTACAGCCGAAACGTGATTGGCAGAGGCATCAGACCGTCGGCATCCGCCAAAACGTCTGGCGGGCGTCTACGTAAAAAGTTCAATAAGGGCATGAATGAAGTATTCAACCGGTGGGCCAACAATCCCATGTGGTGTGATGCCGAGGGCAGGAAAACGTTTTGGCAATTTCAATCGCAGGCGATGGAGTCGCTTGTTGAGGTCGGCGAGTACATCGTTATCAAGTCGGTGGCTGATAATGGGCCTGGTCAGATCCCGCTTAGACTTCAAGCGGTTGAGCCCGAACAGCTTGACATAGTCAGATTAAAGAACGTGGAAAACGGGAACGAAATACGGGGCGGTGTGGAGATAGACACTTTTGGCCGAGCGGTCGCCTATCACATCTTAGAAAAGAATACCCTTGTTTTTTCCAGGGCCCGGCCGCGTTCGGTTCGTGTGCCCGCCGATAGGGTTATCCACCTGTTTAGGCAGGATCGGGCCGGTCAGACTCGAGGGGTGACGTGGTTTGCACCGATTATCCGAAAGCTGCGCGACCTGAGCGAGTACGACGCCACGGAGTTGTCCGTGGCACGGTTGCAATCTTGTTTCGGCGTAGGATTTGAGCGACCGGCCGAGAACGTTGGCCAGGGCCAGATAGGGCTTAATCCGGCAGCTGGCGAAACTACCACAGACATTGACGGCAACCGAAAAGTAAACATCAAGCCAAACATGGTGGTGGAGACGAACCCAGGCGAAAAAATGCACTTTTTCCAGCCAAACCGGCCGGGAAATATGTATTCACCATTCACCAAAGCACAGATCGGTTTGATCGCGGCCGGGATCGGACTTTGTTATGAACAGGTTGCACGCGACTTCAAGGGCGGCAACTTTTCAGCACAGCGCCAGGCGTTGCTTGAGGATCGCCGCGAGTGGCACGGCCCACAAGAAATGATCATTTTGATATTGTGCGACCCGGTTTGGAACATCGCCACGGAGCTGGCGGTTTTGTCGGGCATCGTCCCAGCGCCCACGTTTTCACAACGCAAGCAAGAGTTCTGCCGTTGTGATTGGCAGCCCGATGGGTGGGAATGGATCGACCCGGCCAAACAAGCTATTGCCATTAAGATCCTGTTGGATCTAAAGCTTGAGACACGCCGCCGCATACTCAAATCAATGAACCTAAATGTTGAGGATGTGGCCGAAAGTCGTAGCGAAGAAAAAGAGCTTTATCACGGCAAGGGCATACTTTTGCCCGACGAAAAAGAGGGCCCGCCGGACGACGGAACGGGTAACGAGTCATCCGACGAACCGGCCAGGGGATTCAATCAGACAGACAAAGAAGGCCAAGACGCCAGCAAATACTATGCGGGCTTACTGGGCCTAAGCAAAGATACATTGGGCCAGCTTTTGGCGTCTCTTGATAGCGACGACGACACAGCCCCAACCCAAATGGATGGTGTAGCCGCATGATCAAATTAGAAACAAAATCCAACGTTTTGTTGTCCAGCCCCGGTGGTGAAATACAGCTTAAATCATGTGTTTCCATGGCCGCCCAGGGCGTTGAGATAGACCAAGACGCCGGGATTATCAAAAACGTGTCTGTTATCCAGGCTGGACCGTCAAGCGGCCACCAGTTCGAGGTAGACAGCACCATGCTTAGCCAGGTCGCCGACAAGATCAACCTAAACGAAAAGGGTGTGGTGTCGCGGCTATCGCATCCGGGCATGACGGAATTTGGTTCACGCGATCCGGTCGAGCTAATACTTGGCCGCGTTCGGAACGCCAAGGTTGAAAAAGACAAGGTCCGTGCCGACCTACATCTTGGCGGGTTTTCGAAGCACAAAGACTTCGTGATGGCAATCGCCGACGAAGATCCCGAGTTAATTGGCATGTCGATTGTTTTCTGGCCCGCCGAATTTGAAACCCAGGCAATCGACGAACCAAGGCAAGAAAGTATCGAAGTCGAAGGCTCACACTTTATGCGGTTCGCCCGTGTCGAGTCGGTGGTGGCCGTTGATGCGGTCGGCGAGCCAGCGGCGAACCGAGACGGTTTATTATCAAGAAACAAGACAGCGGCCCCGAACGCCGCAACACACACACCGCCCACGCCACACGGTTCGGGCAATACAGGAGCTAATACCGTGAAACTAAACCAAAAATCATTGGCGTTTTTGAAGGCACGCGGCCTTGATAACGAAAGCCCAACCAAGGCGATCGTGGCGGGAATCGTCGCCAAGATGAGTACCGCTGACGCCGCCGAGTTTGTGAAGCTAAGCACAGAATCGGAGAGCGAGCCAATGGCACCCACGGCGCCGACCGATCCGCCAGCGACCACGACGGCCGCACCCGATCCGGTTGTACCCGCTGCCGAAACTGTCGCCCAGACGGCCGGGAAGATCGCTGCGAAAATCCTTGCGGCTAATGATAATCGGATCAAAGAGGTCCGGGCGCTGGCCAGCCAGCATAGTTTTGGTGCTGAATGGGCATTCGATCATATACTTGGTCGAAGTTCATTGGATGCGGTTAGGGAGGACGCTTTGAGCAAGCTATCGAAAACAGGCGGGCAGATCCCCAACATCACTGGTGGGGACAATCTAAACTTGTCATCCATCAAGCCCGCGATCGTTGACGCAATCATGCTGCGTACCAACGCAACGATTTACAAGACCGATGACGGTTTTGGAAAGCTGCGGCTTGAGCTTGATTCGAACGGCAAACGGATTGAAGAGCGCCCACACGAACGTGCACGCGAGTTCAGGCACCTAAGTGTTGTTGATATGGCCCGTGCATACTTCGCCGCCTTGGGCGTTCCAAACGTTCAGATGCTTTCCCGAAGCGAAATTGTTGCATTGATGGGCCCCAGAAACTTCTATCGGGCTTATCCGACAATCTCATTGGCACAGTCGACCGGCGATTTTGGCAGTCTGTTGATGGACGCCGCGAGCAAGCGGGTAACCAATGCATATCTCGATGCGCCTGAGGATTGGTCATTGTGGGCGCGACGCACCACCGCACCGGACTTCAAAAACATCAACGTGGTTGGTCTGAGCGAATCACCCAACCTGGTGAAACGAAAAGACGGTGCCGAAGTGAAATATGTTTCACTGTCAGACACCGGCGAAGTGTATGCACTGTCTGAGTATACGGGCGGCATTAAGATCACACGTCAAGCGTTGATCAATGACGATCTGCGTGCGTTCGATCGTCTGCCACAGATCCAGGGATCGGCGGCACGGCGTCAAGAAATGGACTTGGCTTATGGTATTCTGACGGACAACGCGGCTATGGCCGATGCCGTTGCGTTGTTCGACCAGGCAGGCCACGGCAACTACACCACTACCGGAACGGCGTTGTCCGTTGCGTCGCTGTCTGTTGCAGAAACGGCAATGATGACCCAAAAAGGTCCGCAAGATGCCGCGTTCTTACAGCCGGTGCCAAAGTTCTTGCTTGTTCCCGCCACGCAAAAGGCGGTTGGCGATCAATTGGTTGGTTCGGTTGTTGATCCAAGTAAATCTAATTCCGCTGCTAACCCATACGCCAACAAGCTGACGGTTATCCCAAGTGCTCGACTCAACGCCGATTCGACCACCGCTTGGTATCTGGCCGCAGATTACCGCGACGGCCAGGTTGATACTGTCGAAGTGGCTTTCCTAGATTTTGAGCCCGACCCGGTTCTACAGCAGGAAACAGACTTTGATACAGGTGATATGAAATCGCTTGTTCGTCACACCGTGGCGGCCAAGGCGATCGACCATCGTGGCTTGTACAAAAACGACGGTGCCTAATTAAGCTACCGGTCATGCGTGCACCGGGCGTGGGGATCACCACCGCGCCCGGTGTATTCTACGGTGGGTAATAAAATCAACCGGCAATAACACGAAAGGGAAACAACATGGCAGCAGGCAAGAAATATAAACGGCCTTTGATTGTGGCTATTGATTGCATGATCAATGGGGTTGTGCTTAAACAGGGCGACGAGGTTGGCGAGATAGTAAACGGAAACATTGTGACGACTCGCAAGGGCGTGGCGTTTGGCAACATACAGGCACGCCTCACCAATGGCCGGATCATAGATCCGGTGGCTATCGCCGAAGCCAATGAGCGTGAAGTGGCCGCAGCCGAAGAAAAAGAGTTGGTGGCGATGGAGGTGGCCGCAGCCAAAGAGCGTGAAGTGGCCGAAGCCAAAGAGCGTGAAGTGGCCGAAGCCGAAGAAAAAGAGTTGGCGGCGATGGAGGCGGCCGAAGCAGAGGCCAAGGCGTTGGCAGAAAAAGAATCAGCCGACAAAAAATCTAAGAAGTAAACAGACCGAACCAAACACACGTCGGATGATCCGACACGATCAACAATAGGAGATCACAAAATGGCGAACAGTTTTAAAAACAAGGGCGACCGTATCGATTACATCAATTCAGGTTCTGCAATTCTTGCCGGTGCTGTGGTGACGTTGCTGGCTGGCGCTGCCGGTCGAATCGGTGTTGCGATTGATGCGATCCCGGCAACGACCGGCGAGGGTGCCGTGGCCGTTGAGGGCGTTTTTGAGTTGGCGGCCGAAACCGGCGTGGCGTGGGCGATGGGTGATAAGCTTTATTGGTCTGGCACATTGCTAACCAAGACGGTTGGCACCAACCCACACGCGGGCTATGCGTTCGTTGCTAAGGGCAGCGCTGTGGCACTTGGCCGCGTCAAGCTTGCTGGCTAATAGCGCTGTTTAAAAGTTCGTTTGTGTTAACAGACTGGGGGTGTGTCGATGACGCGCGAAGCAGCGTTAAAAATCACAGGTCAAGCGGTTGTGCCCATTGGTTCGATTATCGCTTTGGTGATTTTTATCACCGTTGCAACGTTTCGCGTGAGTCAAAGGGATACGCAGATCAGCATGACCCTTAGCACGCACGAAGAACGGTTGGACCGGATAGAGCCGATTATTACAAAAATCCATAGCTCCACCGGTCGAATCGAATACCTTTTAGGGCGGTTTGGCCATGACACTCGCGGCGATAATTAAAGAAGACCACAAGGCCATCTTGGACGAAGACGGCGACGAAGTGATGTACAACCCTTCGGGTGGGTCGCCGATCACGATTAACGCGATCCCAAACGCCGGGCAGCTTATCACCCGCGCGACGGACGAACACCGTACGGTCTTTGCAAAGGCGGTTATATCGGTATCCAAAATCGACGTGCCGCTTGTCACCCGCAACGCCGATACGGTGGACGTGCCCGGCTTTTGGATCGGCAAGACAGCCGCCACGGTCAACCTTCGTGTGAGTGCAGTGACCGGTGACAAGACCGATCCCGGATCGTGGTTACTTGGATTGGATTAACCGATGGGCGTGCCAGTATCGATCATTCCCGACGCTAGACAGGTCAAAGAGTTGATGGACCTTGCCGATAGGTTCCCAAACAAGGTTCGTGTGGCGTTTAAGCGGTCTTTGAATCGAACGGGTAACGCCGTTCGCGTTCGTGTTGTTCGCGGCGTGGCCGGTGAAATCAACGTCAAAAAATCTGACCTATTTAGCCCGAGCAAAGGGAGGCGGCCCATCAGGCAGCCCAAGCGTGCGTCTTTTGAAGACCCGACCGAACAAGTGTCTGTATCCGGCGATCGGTTGCCGCTTGGCCGGTTCGGTGTGAAGCAGCACTACCGCAAGGGCGTTACCGGCGGCCGTGTGCCAAGCCGGGTTAGCTACAGGATCGATAGGGCCGGTGCCCGCAAAAGCATTCGTGACGCTTTCATACCCAGGCTTAAAAGCGGTTACGTTGGCGTGTTCAGGCGACGTGGTGACAATGATCGCCGATTGATTCAGCTTTTTGGCCCGTCAATCCCGCACGTTGCGTTACGCGAACCCAGTATTATCAAGTTAACTGATACGGGCGCAGGCGAGTTACTCGAAAAGAATCTAGGTCAACAAATCGATCTGATCTTGGTTAACAGCAGGAGGACTTCCCGTGGCTGAAACGCTGACCATTAGGGAGCGCATCGAGCTGCGGCTTGTGGAGTTGTTATCGGTTATCCCCGGTGTGGTGCGGGTTGAACGGTGGAACGATCGCGGCAACAAGCGCGACCACCTGGTGATTATCGTTGTTCCCGAAGATCAAACAACTATTGAGGGTGCAGACGGTAGGCCGGGGACGTCGATTAATACCCTGCGGGTGGCGATCCTGGTGTGTATTGCCGCACAGGAAAGCGACCCGGTTGGCGCGATACTCCACAACCGATGGGCCGGAAACGTTATTTTCGCTTTGATGGCCGAGGACGCCATAAACGAACCGGTGGGCGGTGAGGCAATTGCTTATGAAATCCGAGCCACGGGCGTCGAAAACGAACCCACCGAAAACGATCAGCCAGAATTTTATACCGTCGTTAACTTCGAAATCGATTACAATACAAACAGAGATAGCCCGTATATTGGGCCAGTCGTAACCGCAAAGGTAGTTTAACAATGCCAACAAATTCCCCACTATTGTCACGACGAAAACTTTTAGGCGCAGCCGTTGAGACTACGGCCGTGGGCACCGAAGAAGATCCCGGCGGCCCGATGTCTGGCACGATCGTTTATGGCTCTACATTGGAGCCACAAGGTTTTTATGACGATGGCGAGCGGATGCCGGACGGCAACCGATCCGGTGCGATCCCATCGGTGATCGGTCCACAGCCCGGCAAGCTGACGTTTAGAACCGAGTGGCTACACGGCGATTTGTTTTATACGTTGTTGCGTGGGTGTGGTTTTGCGATATCGGGCGCGTCGTCTGAGATCGCCAAGCCGATATCCAGCTACGCCAGCAAAGATACGTTGACGTTTTATCTTTGGGAAGATGGCCGGTTAAAGAAGCTTATCGGCGCTGCCGGCACGTTCACGATCGATGGCGAAAACGGCAAGCGTGTTTTTGTTAATTGGGATTTTGACGGCGTATGGTTGCCCGTTACGGATGTGGCTATGCCAGCGTTTGACTTTGTGACGGGCACAGGGTTTAGGGCGGCAAGTGCTGTGTTGACATTTGGTGGTCTTGCGTTGCCACAAACGCAGGGCTTTACAATTAACATCAACAATGAAGTCGCGCCACGCCAGACGATCGAAACCAGCACGGGCATAACTAATTTTCAGGTTGAGGATAGAAAGCCGATCATGTCGTTACAGCCGGAATCCAGGCTTGTAGCTCAACACGACTCGTTTGGTGCGTTGCTTGCGGGCACGGTGTCGTCTATAGCGTTGGTTCTGACAAGCCAGGCGGCCGACACGGTTACGATTACGGGTGCCGGTGCCCAAAGGATTAGCGTGGGTGTTGGTGATCGTGACAAGAAAATGATCGATCCCGTTGAATTTCTCATGGCCAACACGGCCACGATTAGCGACGACGATATCAAATTCGTTAAGAGCGTTTAAAGAAGATAACCCGAAACCAGAGAACCACCGAAAAGGAAAACCACCGTGATTGAACCAGACCCAAACACAAAGGTTACCATCGTGATGTCTCAACACATCATGTTGCCGAAGTGTGATCAACCAAAGCTGTATTTCAAACAGCTAACCGGCCGCGACCGTTCGCGGATAATGTCGGTGTGTATCGAGCAAGACAAAATATTGGAATCCGAGCTGGCGCGAGAGCCCAGCGTATTGCAATCCGTGATGAACGCACATTACGAAGTGATCGCGCCGTTATTGCGTGGCTGGGAAAACCAACTAGACGAATCAGGCAAGCCGCTGGCGTTTGACCCGGCCGATTTGGATCGGTGTATTGATGATGCCGATATGATGGAATTACGCGTGGCGTTGCCAATTAAATCAATGAATGATGCGGCCGACCGAAAAAAATCCGCGTCGGCGTTGCTATCCAGTTCAAAGCCTGTTGTTCTGGATGTACTAGAGACGGCGGTTGCGTAGACATCCCCACGGATGAAACGCCCATCGATCTTGTGTGTACCGAGTGCGGCGGCGACGGGTGCGGCGAATGTGGTCAGACCGGACGGATGGCACTGGTGGGTTGTCCGTGGTCACACATAGACGCCAAAACGATTGAGGCGATCGGGCTTGCCGGTTTTTGGAAAAAAGGATTGCCACCTATTGCCGGTGGTGCTTTAGATCAGACCGTTTCGATAGCCCAGGCGGTCGAATTTGTTTGGTCAGAGCAATCCGCGTGGCGGGCACACAAGGGCATGATTGAATCACCGGAGTGATCCATGGCAGAAAAAAGACTTGACATAATCTTAAGAGCCCGCGACCAGGCAAGCCGAGTGTTTGGCACGGTGGGTAAATCTGTCAACGGGCTGGTTAAAAAGCTAACGTCGTTGCCGGTTGCTATTGGCGGCTTGGTTGGTGGTGTGGGTTTGTTTCGGTTTACTAAGTCTGCTGTGACTGCGTTTGGTATTCAAGAAAAAGCCGTTGACAATTTAAGGCAGGCGTTGATTGATGCCGGTGACGTTGGTGCCAGTTCACTTGGTGGCTTGACCGATTTTGCTGCGGCATTACAAGAGGTCACCACCCAGGGCGACGAGGCCACAATATCGACGGCCGCCTATCTGGCGGGCATCGGCGGATTGACCGGTGGCCCGCTTAAAGAAGCCACAAAGGCTACGCTGGGCCTTGCAAGGGCAACCAACCAGGGTCAAGAGATCATGGCCCGCGCGTTGCTTAATGCGTTGCAGGGTAATTTCCAGATGTTAGAGCGGTACATACCCGCGCTGCGTTCGACTACAGACGCCACGGACAAGATGGCGCTTGTTCAAGACTTGGCATCAAAGGGCCTT